CGCGGAGAGACTCTGTACTGTCCGATTGTGGCTGTTCTACATGATAGTAAACTGGACATTGGTAATCATCCACATCATCCCAGCCCAGCCAGCCAAAGTGTGCTGATACGATCTTGTTGTGAGGATTATACGGACTATTATCTATGCGGCCTTCTATTCGCTCAACAGTAGTTTCTAAGTCGAGAACTAGGATATCATTCATTGGCAAAATCTCTGAGAATTTGCTTTTTGAGTTTATCTGCAGGGACGCCATCCTCTAGTTTCTCACAAATGAAATCTACAAACTCATCGACGCTGCACTTGGCGTTCTGTGGACAGACGGTGTCTATTTGTTCTACCGCCTTTGCAGATTTCCGAGCGGCGATTATATCTGGCATCACGAACCGCTCAATAAAATCTTGCGGTGATTTGCATGAGTAGTGTTTCCTCAGACCACCATAGACGCCCCAGCGTCCCGTTGTTGGGTAGAAAGAGTAACGATGTCTACTTTCGGGATGGTTTACCCAAATCATAGACGCACCTAACTTGGGTAATATTTTAAAACCTGCCTCTGTAAATACTTCGATTGCTTCGACTAAAAGGGGGTCATTCTCACACAACATATCTGTTCACCTCTCCCTGCAGATTGCAGACAATCGTGCCATGCCAACCTGATATTTTATTCTTCATCACTGTGATGTAACGTGTCGGATCATTGTCATCCTCTCCGTTTATAATTTTACCAATGCCCAGCATGATATCGGATTCACTCGCCTTGCCGACCTTGGAGCCTTCCAGCATAGACATGGTCAGTCTGGTCTTACCTTCGGCGTCTGCAGAGGCTTGGCTATTACCGATGACGGCACAGTTATGTGTCTTGGCTAATTCGCGCAGTCGGTAGTACAATTCTCTCAACCGCTCATGGCCGGAATTAAACTTGCCTGCGATCTCTACTTTGTCAGCCATGTCGATCATCACAATGTCTGGCTTTTCTTTATTTAAAAAGCCATCCAGCGTTTGGATATCCCAGCCTTGTGCATCTACTAGAATTAGTCTGTCTCTAATACCTGCATATCTGGCTGCAGCGGCGGCAGGGTCTAAGGCAATCTCATCTCGGCTCATGCCGGTGTAGGAACCGATTGCACGTAGTTTTGTGCGCTTGGAGACTTCCTCATTGCAGACGTATACTACCTTGGCACCTTGCTGGCAGAAGCCTGCCGGAGCGGCACACAGACTAACAGCCAAGGCCGTTTTGCCTACGTTTGAGTACGCCGCGATAACGCCAAACTCGCCTCTTCCGATCCCGTAGACCTGTCGCGACAACGTTTCTATGTTAAATTGAAACCGATTATCGTTACTGGTTACAGCCAGTAATTCGTATATGTCATCAGTACAGGCATCCGGAAAATCATCAGGCAGATATCCATCAGACACTTTATCAAGGAGTGCCTTTAATCGGTCCATAGCAGAGGCATCTCCTTCGGACATAAGTATTCCGTAGTTGGCTATGTCTAAGCCGACACTTTGACGCCAAAGGCTGGCGATAACATCTGACGCAACTTCCTGATCAATATCGGGAGCGTTGGCTATGGAATTTACTGTGTCCTCTACTTCAGCGGTCCAAGCAGAGGTAGACGAGGGATTTGCCGCCTTCCACTGGGCCATCAGATCAAGGGTGGTAATGTCCTTGGCAAATTTACTATGGCTGTCGGCTATAGCTGTGTAGACTTCTTTGGCAGTGTCATCGAAGAGGCTGGCTCTTAGCCTTGCCTGATTGTCTGAATAAAATTCATTATTCAAACAGCACTTAATTAGTGATTGATACATGTGTGGTCCTCATGTGGGTATAAGGTGGCGTTTGTAACACACAGTAGGACATAAAAAAAGCCCCCTAAAAAGGAGGCTTTTTATTTTAGTAGACGTATACTAAAGTTAATTAACTAGTCCGGAATTTCATCCGCGAGACATCTGGTTTACCGTCACCTCTGCGTTCTTTCATCTCCATGTCTGTATAGACGATGGAAGGGTTGCCCTTGGCTAACGCAGCGATTGCGTCTTTGACATTTTGCTCTTGTGCAGCCGCTTCCGCAAAACCGCCGTCGATTTGAAAATCCACAATAATTATGGCTCTTGCTTTCATGGTATAGGGGTCTTTCAATTGAAATTAAGTCTTGCGCGGCGTTTATACTGCGCGATTAAAAAGTGCAAATTTTAAATTAAGTGTTGTGGTGGCGCGGTTGGCGCGTCTTGCCAGCTTGATGCGGAGACGTACAATCCACCAGCGAGAGCATAAATACTGATCTGCATCATGGATGACAATATCTTGCGCATCAGACTGCCTTTACCGCCAGACTTTAACCATCCAAAATCATATACTTTTTCTGTTTCTAACCTGTTCATGCCTGTTCCTTATAGGCTGTTTAAAGTGTCGTTTATCTGTTGAGTACTAAGGTATTTAAGGTCATGGTTAGTGATCCGCACTGTAACACCTTCAGTCCTACGCGCTTCAAGTATAGCCTTTACTGCCGCATCCTTGTCAAGCACCAAATGCACTTTGTTGTATTTTTTTATTAATTTTTTAATGCCACTTGTTAGGTGCGTACCGAGAAGGGCGAGGCCGGTAAGGTTATCATCGCGGCTTACTGAACAGGCACTAGCAACGTCCTCTACTAGTACTGCTACCGGACCACTACCTACGGGAATGCCATGCGGCAACTCTCCATAAGACATCCACTTAGGGCCACTACCAAGCGCACGTCCAACCGCACCGTGTCCGTGGCAGAAGAGTACTCTGTTCTCCGCTGGAGCATACCGGATGCGCAGCAAGCCTCTCTCATGCGCCTGAAGGCTGTTCACGGCGGCTAGGTAGTCTAGGGCTGGCTGGTGGTTCTCTACGGCTGTTGTGAGGGCTGGTAGTGGACGTATGTACTTGGCAGGGGCATTAGAGGAGTTGGCTAAGTAGTCCTTAGTCGCTTGTAGATTACGTTTACCAGAGTATATTCCTTTACCTTCGCAACTGGCTCTAAAGCAATTCCACCGGATTACGCCTTGTTCTTTTGATAGGCTTAGTTTTTTTAGACCGTGGCAGAATGGACATTGGATTACTTTGCGGTCACCTTCTTTAAGGGGAATGTCTTGGATTACTTGCAGTTGCTCTAGATATAACATGAGTGGCCTATGTCTATAATAGTAGAGGGTTAGTTCCTGCCCCCCAAGGGACAGGCGTTAGCCTATACATAAAATCTAAATAGTAAACCCATAAAAACGCCACGTAGGTAACGGGTTCTCCACAACATAGTGGTGTAACCTATTGTTTTTACATGTTAACCCAACACGCCGGAGGTCGCGGGTTCGAGTCCCGTCAACCGCGCCACTGAATCAGTAAGTCCTTGTTTATAAAGACTAAGTACAAAAAAACGGACCCGTAAAAAGGTCCGTTTTTGTGTTTGTGGCTATCTGTGGCAAATGGTTAAAAAAACTTCACCTGTTTAACCGCCTGCTTATGGATACCGAATCACCATCAGGCAAATTCGATATCCTTGTGATCCAGCCAGCGTTTCAATTTCCGTTCCGCTCGTTTCTGCATCTGAGCAGAGGAGAAATTATGCGGAAGCACTGAACTGAGTGCGTCTAATAGTAGTAGTGTTTCATCGTGAGTTAGTTTATCCATCAGCCATCTCCACTTCCAGCTACTTTGGCCTTGGATGCATCCGGCCATTTGATCATTAGGCAGTTAGCCATCTGATCATTAAGTGTTTCATCTAGGGTAAATTTATCACTCATCAGCCATCTCCACTTAACTACCTAATGCAAAAGACAAGGTGTTCGATTGCTTATCGTGCATGACTATTTCTAAGAAATAATGATGATCACCTGTTAACGTGATAAACTCATCCAGTGCGTCCAAGCAGTCATCGATACTAATTTTACCATTTGCAACCGTAACTTCTGTTTTCAGGGTAATGAAGTCGGCGTCTGGATTATATTTTCCATGATTCCAACAACCTTGTTGGACTACAATATAGGTTCCATCTTCTAAGTCACAAATATAACCATGACCGTCTTTAGCAAAGCCAACTGAATCAGCATTTACCCAATCATCTACATCTTCGGGTGTAGTATCGCTAAATATTGACCATCTGACATGATTTGTGCGTTTATCAGTCATCAGCCATCTCCACTTCCAGTTCTGTTTTGACTGCATCGACTTGTTCTTTGGTCAGCCTGCTAGATAGTTCATTAGCCAGTTTCAGTGCTTTGGCAGATTGCTCATCAGTAGGCGCAGATACTGCTAGACGTAAGGCTAAGGTGAGAGCCTCTATATCGTTTTGAGGCTTGGCTTGCTCTGGGGTCAGTGCGGGTTTCCAATCAGCCATTACTTGGCTCCCTTCTTAGTTGGCTTTGCTAACATGCTGGCAAGCAGATCGTGTGTCTTCTTGCTGGGTATATAAATTGTGGTTGGTTTCTTCATTAGTGTATTCCTCTTAGAGCGGCCCAACTTACTGGGTAGCGTTTTACCATTTCTACTGAAATCTGCATAGCTAGTATTCTACTTTCTTCTTGCGCGTCAGGAGCGCAGCGCAGCCTGCACATGTCTGCAAAGGCGTCTAGGCTTCCTGACCACCACCACTTGGTCATCATGCTGAGAGGTAGCACAGAACGCGCCTGTTCCTCGCAGATGCCTGCCGACAGAAGATTGCGGTACTCCATCATGGACCTAGCATTGTGCTTGGTGACATTAGCGATAGCCGCATTCCCTTCTGCATCCTCTACTCGTCTGCCACTGCCCTGCTTTTTGTTCTTAATAGCAGCGCGATAGTGGGGCGGGTAATAGAATGTAGGATCATCAGAAATATATCTTCTAGATACTTCATTTATTCTGAGAAATTTATGCTTGACCATCTGCCTGCACACATAAATCGGAGCCTCACACAGAAAACTGGCAAAGGCATGACCGAAGGGGCTGGTATGCTTGTTACTTGCCAGATAGCCAATCAGCCTCTTATCTCCGTCATTGAGTACCGGCAGCATAGGGCTACCCTCAACGCCAGAGGCACCCAGAGCCTCGCTCTCGCGGTTGT